AAAGCACAGTAAGATTCCTACCAGATGGCGATCAATCAAATACCTTCTTTTGGGTAGAGCGTGCTGTTATTAAACTTGAATTCGCTGGCATCAAAGGTGAAACAGACAACAAAAAGGCAAGTGTACAAGTTCCTTGTATGGAAATGTATGGCGAATCATGCCCAATTTTAAATGAAGTACGTCCTTGGTTTAAGGATCCCAATCTTGAATCAATGGGTCGTAAGTATTGGAAGAAGCGTAGCTACTTGTTCCAAGGCTTTGTAGTAGAAGATGGTCTTAAGGAAGATACACTTCCAGAAAATCCTATCCGTAGGTTCATTATCGGTCCTCAAATCTTTACCCTTATCAAAGGTGCTTTGATGGATCCAGAGATGGAAGATCTACCCACTGATGTAGTAAATGGTGTAGATTTTAAACTTATCAAATCAAGCAAAGGTGGTTATGCGGATTATGGTACCAGCAAATGGAGCCGCCGCAGTCGTCCATTAAGCGAGCGGGAACAGGCAGCATTAAAAGAGCATGGCCTATTTAATCTTAAAGATTTCCTTCCCAAGAAGCCCACTGAAGTTGAACTCAAGGTTATCAAAGAAATGTTTGAAGCCAGTGTAGATGGTGAAGCATTTGATATGGATCGTTGGGGTCAATATTACAAGCCCAGTGGTGCCAGTGCTCGTACTGGTGATCCAATGGCCACTGGTCGTAATAGTGACACAGTAGTTGAAGACCACGATGAGGAAGATGCACCAAAAGCACAACCTAAAGCAGCATTAAAAGCTGTAACTAAAACTACAGATGAATCAAAGAGCACAGAAAGTCGTGCTAATGACATTTTGTCAATGATTCGCAATCGTAATAAGCAGTAATAATTATATGACTCGGGCCTAGTGCTCGAGTCACCTATTGGGAGATTTGTATGGCTACAAAGGCATTCGATTTAAGTAAATTTCGTAAAACATTAACAAAGAGCATTGATGGACTTGGCGTAGGCTTTAATGATCCTACAGACTGGGTCAGCACTGGCAACTATGCTTTGAACTATTTAATTAGTAGTGATTTTAAGAAAGGTGTACCACTTGGTAAAGTCACTGTATTTGCTGGTGAAAGTGGTGCAGGAAAAAGTTATATCTGTAGCGGTAACCTAATTAAACATGCTCAAGAACAGGGTATTTTTACAGTATTGATTGATAGTGAAAACGCATTGGATAAGGCTTGGCTTGAGGCATTGGGTGTAGATACAGATGAATCAAAACTTCTTAAACTTAATATGGCAATGATTGATGATGTTGCCAAAACTATCAGTGAGTTTATGAAAGAGTATAAGGCTATGCCAGAAGAGTCTAAGCCAAAAGTATTATTTGTTATTGATAGTTTGGGTATGTTACTAACTCCTACTGATGTAGATCAATTTGAAGCAGGTAATATGAAAGGCGACATGGGGCGTAAACCTAAGGCATTAACCAGTTTAGTACGCAATTGTGTTAATATGTTTGGTAGTCATAATGTAGGACTTGTTGCTACTAATCATACATATGCTAGCCAAGATATGTTTGATCCAGATGACAAAATCAGTGGTGGTCAAGGATTTATCTATGCGTCAAGTATTGTAGTTGCCATGAAGAAACTTAAGTTAAAAGAAGATGAAGATGGTAACAAGGTAACACAAGTTAAAGGTATTCGTAGTAGTTGTAAGATTATGAAAACACGCTATGCTAAACCCTTTGAAAATATTCAAGTTAAGATTCCATATGAAACAGGCATGGATCCTTATAGTGGATTAGTAGATTTGTTTGAAAGTAAAGGTATTTTAACTCAGCAAGGAAACAGGCTCAAATTTGTTGACAGCAGAGGTCAAGAACATTTATATTACAGGAAAGAATGGAAAAATGATAAATTAGATATGATAATGGAAGATTTTCCAAATATCAAAATCAAGGATGAAGTCATTTTAGAGGAAACTGTAGAACATGAATGATACACAAATTGGAGAAGTATGGTTATTCTTCAAGGAATATTTGCGTAAAGAGGATATTAGCGTAGCAGCAGAGTCTTTTATAGATTTATTAGCAGACTTTGGTATTAAAGATAAAGTATTACAAGGTGCATTAGGAGTAGATTCAGATCTTGATACTGCTATTGAGTATTATCTTGAAGATGATTCTGATGAGGAAGAATATGATGAAAGTTATGATGACGATGACTATTAATCATGTGGTATTCTAAGATAATAAATGATATTACTGTATTACCTGATGCTATAGATTACTACAATAATGAGCTTGATGAGGCCAAAATTGATACTAAGATTAAAGGTAACATTGAGAAAGCCAGTGCTAATATGCCCGGTATTGTGGAACATAGATTTAATCAGTTACAGGAAATTGAAGCTATTCTTGAATACCTTAATATTGAGTTACGTCAGTTAAAAAGTCAACATTTTCGTAAATATCTTGAAAGTTATCAAAGAGCATTAAGTAGTAGAGATTGTGATCGTTACGTAGAAGGTGAAAGCGATGTAGTTGATATGGAAAAAATTATCAATGAATTCGCTTTACTACGTAATAAATGGCTTGGTATCACAAAAGCACTTGATGTTAAGCAATGGCAACTAAGTAATGTAATTAAACTTCGTACAGCCGGTATGGAGGATGCAACTATTTGAGAGAAATATGGACATTGAAATTGAAAAAGCATTTAAAATTGCAAATTTTATGACGTCTTTAGCCGGTCAAAGACGTATACTAAATGAAGAGTTTGAACAAAGCTTATTATATTATTATGATGGTTGTGTATTTAAGGCCACTGAACAACGTATAGCATTTATCAGCGCCATAATTCAACGCAAAATAAAAGCAATGGTAATTGTAGATGATAACAATACACCATGCAATATAACAGATATACCGTTATTTTATAAGAATCTATTAGCCACATATGTAGAAGCTACAAATTTATACTATAACAAGTATACTAAAATAGCTAATTCAAAAAATATTGAAGGCTTACTTGCAAAATGAGTAGAGGAGTACTAATTTTTGCACATGATGGTGGTTTTGAATATACTAAACTTGCTGAAATAGCTGCTAAAAGAGTTAAACAATACTTAAAATTACCTATTACGCTTATTACTGATAAAAATTATAAGGATAAGCATAAAATATTTGATACCGTAATTAGACAAGATATTACTTATAATCAATCTCGTGTGTTAAAAGATGGTAAGTCAGGTTTTGAAAAAATACAATGGTTAAATTTTACTCGAAGCTTATGTTATGATTTATCACCATATGATGAAACTATAGTTATTGATGCTGATTATATGGTTAATTCAAAACACCTACTATCATGTTTTGAATTAAACAGTGATTTTTTAATTTATAAAGATAGTTTTCATTTACTACATGATTCTTATAGTAAGATGTTTGAATCAATAAACTGTTATACTGTACCTTTTTTTTGGGCTACCGTTTTTTACTTTAAAAAAACAGAACAAAATAGATTACTTTTTAAGTTAGTTGATTTTATTAAAAATAATTGGGAATATTATAGACTAATTTATCAGATTAGTGATATTAAGTACAGAAACGATTACTCCTTTAGTATAGCTATTAATTTATTGTTATCTAATGCTACAGTTAATGAATTTAGTTATATACCTGGAAAATTATATTATACAACTGATGAGGATGATGTTTTTAATAATGATACAGAAATAATATTTGACTGTATAAACAGCGATAGAGCTCTTTTTACTGTGAAAAATCTTGATGTTCATATAATGAACAAACATGCTTTATTAAGGATATCACAATGAATGAGTATGGACATTTGATATTTGCTCAAAATTCAGATATAAATTATTTAAGACAGGCTTATTCTTTAGCTCTTAGCATAAAAATACATAATAAAAATAATAAAACCTGTTTAATGACTAATGATTCTGTACCATTAGAATACCTTAATGCATTTGATCATATAGTAAAAATACCTTGGGGTGATTTGAGTGATAAAAGCGTATGGAAAATTGAAAATAGATGGAAACTAATTTATTCAACGCCATTTAAATATAATATAGTATATGATGCTGATATGTTGTTATTAAACAGTAACGATCATTACTGGTATTATCTTACTGATTTTGATTTTGTATTAACAGATAAAGTTTATAACTATAAAAAACAACAGATAAAGTTAAGTGGCAATCCATATAGAAAAGTATTTGAGCATAATGATTTACCTGATGTATATTTTGGACTACACTATTTTAAAAAAAGCAATAAAAGCTTTGAATTTTATAAATGGTTAGAAGTTATTATTAAAAATTGGTCTAAATTTACAGAAATATATATGCCAAAATTCCCACAAAAAAATCCAAGTCTTGATGTGGCCAGTGCTCTTGCAACTAAGTTCATGGATATAAAACATAAGCATATATTATCATTTACACATATGAAGCCACTAATACAATCATGGGATATGAGTATAATTAATGAATGGACAGAAAATGTATCCATTAATTTTAGTAAAGATTTAAAGCTGTATATTGGAAATAATCAACAAACTGGTGTATTTCATTACGTAGAGGATGAGTTTTTAACAGATCAAGTGATAGATACTTTAAGAGATAATTATGATAAACACAGAATTTTGGTTTGAGCCATTACAATTACCTAAGAATGTATTTTATCTTTACTTTGATCAAGATGGTAATATAACAGATTTATTAAATTATAAGAAAGATATAGGTACATGCATTGAGGTAAGTGAGGACTTTGTAACAGAATTTAGACAAAGTGGTAAATCTATACAAAGTTTTAGGGTAAAAATAGGTGATGATTTTAAGTTAGAACAAAGAGTTATCAAGAATACATCATTATTTTTTCAGCTTATAGAATTAAACAATGAATCAACTGTACAAGTTCGAATAAATTCATCTACATTGCAATTTATAAAGAGCCATTCTTTTATTGTTATACCTAATGATTATGTTTATACTTTTTACATAGTTGATAAGATAAATTATAATTTTTTAAAGCATGTCATCAACATACAATGTGATCAAATGTTATGCGGATTTGATTATGAATATGCATATGATAAAAATAATGAATCTATCCTTGTGAAAAAAAATGCTGAATCTTATGGAATAGTATATGAGTAAAAAAATAAAATTATCCGAATGCGATATTGTATATCTAAGTTATGATGAGCCTAATAAAGAAAAGAATTATGCTGATCTAAAGAAGAAATTTCCATGGGTTAAACGTGTGGATGGTGTACATGGTAGTGATAGTGCTCATAAAGCCTGTGCCAGATTAGCAGAATCAAGTAGATTAACAATTATTGATGGTGATAATATTGTTAAACCAGAGTTGTTAAATCTTGAAATTGAATTAGTTGACCATGCTAACCTTGATATTTGTGTATTATCATTTCCTGCACAAAATGTAATAAATGGTTTAGTATATGGAAATGGAAGTATAAAAAATTGGCCAACTCAACTTGTATTAGATATGAAAACACATGAAAATGCAGAGCCAACTAATGATAGAACACAGGTTGATTTTTGCTGGGAAATTAAGTATCTACAAATGAAAACATGGATGAGTTGGGTAATCAACAATGCCAGTCCAAGACAAGCATGGAGAGCAGGTTTTAGAGAAGGTGTAAAGATGTGTTTATTAGAAGGTAGTAAACCATCTTTAGACAAACCTTTTAATCAACAGGTACATTGGAAGAATTATCAACGTCTTGTAACATGGATGAATGTGGGAAGTGATGTAGAAAATGGTTTATGGGCCATTTATGGAGCAAGGCTCGGATGCCATATGACCATGTTAAGTGATTGGGACTATACAAATGTAAGAACATTTACTTATTTGAATAACTTATTTGATGAAATAGTACCTAAAAAAGAAAAACAATTAAAAACTGAAATTTCAAGATTAGGCAAAGATCTGCGTGATGAATTAGAAATATTAACAGGGCCATCATATATGGATCCAGATCAAAGTAAGTTTTTTAAAGTTTTATATACTAATCCACCAAGGATGAATAATGATTGGGTGATTAATAATGTATGATATTGTTTTTATAAGTTATGAGGAAATTAACGCAGATGTTAACTATCAAAAACTTATCAATAAATTTCCTTTAACTAAAAGGATTCATGGAGTAAAGGGTATACATCAAGCACACATTGAAGCTGCTAAACTTTGTCTTACACATATGTTCTGGGTAGTTGACGGAGATGCAGATATACTTGAGTCATTTGAATTTGATTTTAGAACTAAAAATCACGATGTTGTACATGTATGGCGGAGTATAAACCCAATAAATGATCTTGAATATGGAAATGGTGGGGTAAAACTTTTACCCAAAGATCTAACTGAACAAATGGACGTTAATAAACCAGATATGACAACAAGTATCAGTTCTAAATTTAAGGCAGTTGATATAGTAAGTAATATCACTGTGTTTAATACTACCAAGTTTAATACATGGAAAAGTGCTTTTAGAGAGTGCTGTAAGTTATCAAGCAAAGTTATTGATAGACAAAAAAGTAACGAATCAGAATATAGGCTAAATGTTTGGTGTACTAAAGGAGCAAGCAGACCGTTTGGTAAGTATGCAATACAGGGTGCAAAATTAGGTAAAGCTTATGGTTTAGAAAATCAAAATGATTTAGATAAGTTAAAAATGATAAATGATTTTGCTTGGCTTAAAAAAGTATTTGAGGAAAATAATGCCTGAATCAACAAATAGTATAGATTGTTTTTATGGGTTAGAAGAATATTACAAGTTTTGTGGTAGATATGATATAAGTTATTTTGTTCATGAACTAATTAATCTAATTATATTAGAAAATCCACACTCAACTTTAAAAAAATTGCTTAACACAGCACATAATTTAAAAACACAGGAATGGGTTTTTAATAAAAGTGTTACCTTTTTTATAAATCTGATTGAAAAAAATTATTCTTTGGTAGAATTTGCCAGTATAGCTCGTTATTATTTTGAAAATGATAGATTGTTTAGAATAATACATGCATACGAAAGAAGTAATGAGAATATTAATGTTATTACAGATGCTTTAAGTAGAAGTCAAATTAAAAGTAAAATTTGGTTAATTAAAGAATTAACACCTATTAAAAAGCATTTTGATAATGTGCTATTAATGGCTGGCTGGTTTGGGCAGTTTAAACAAATTTATTCTAACAGAATGACTTATAGGAAAATGAGGATTTTAGATTTTGATAAAAATGCTTGTAGAATTAGTGATGAAATTTTTAATGCTAATGATTTAAATGAATATAAAGTAAAAAGCATATGTGCTGATATCAATAATCTTACATGTCATAAGAACGGATATGAATTTGACATTGAAAATTTTAAAACTAATGAAATTTATAAGGAAAAGTTTTTACCGAATTTAATAATTAACACCAGTGCTGAACATATGACAGAAGAGTGGTTTCATCAAATACGTAATAAAAATATGGAAACAGATCCTATAGTTGTGATTCAAAGTAATAATTTATTTGATATTCCTGAACATATTAACTGTGTACATAGCATAGATCATATGAAGAAAAAATTTCCTATGAAGGAGATATTATATGAAGGTGAACTACAATTAAAAGGTTATAAACGTGTAATGTTAATAGGCAAAGTATGATAGATATAACAAATATGCAGTTACGTGAATTACAAAAAGAAGCAGCAAGGGCTCTTACGGTGTTAGAAGCCACAAATAATGCCATATATAAATACAATGTACAAGCATACCATAATAGCCAAAATTGGTATAAAGTTGTAATACAAGATTATGTAAACCAATATGGAGATCTACCCAGTAAAATTGGTCCCGCTAAAGATGTTAAATTGATTTTAGAATAATGTTATATAGATATAAAGACATTAGAACTGTTCATCTTGAAGTCACTGACTCCTGTAATGCTGCCTGTCCTATGTGTGCAAGAAATATAAACGGTGGTGAAGACAATCCACAATTACCTAACACAGAATTGTATATTAATGATATTAAAAAGATTTTTAAACCTTCATTTATACAGCAATTAGATAGAATCTATATGTGTGGCAATTACGGTGATCCTATAGCTGCCAAAGACACATTACAAATTTTTGAATATTTTAGAAGTAATAATAAAAATGTAATGTTAAGTTTACATACAAACGGAAGTGCTAAAAAACCAGAATGGTGGGCTGATTTAGCTAAAGTTTTAGGGCGTAAAGGATATGTAGTTTTTAGTATTGATGGTTTAGAGGACACTAATCATTTATATAGACAAAATACTATATGGTCAAAAATAATGGAAAATGCTGCTGCGTTTATTCAAGCAGGTGGTCGAGCACGTTGGGACTATATAGTTTTTGCTCATAATGAGCATCAAGTAGAACAAGCAGAAGAGTTAAGTAAAATAATGGGTTTCGAAAGATTTCAATTCAAAAAATCTGCACGATTCTTTAGTAATATTAGTGGAGTAACAAAGGAAATGCATCAAGCCAGTAATAGAAAAGGAGTATATACAACTTTATTACAGGCTCCTAATAATCCTAAATATAGAAACATTGTTATAGATCAAATCAGTGAATTTGCAAAAGGTGACGAAACAATCAAAATAATTCCAAGCAAAGTACGAGATATAGAAATAACTCCTCAAATATTTCATAAAGATGAAAATAAAAAGAAAGCAATTGAAAAAGTTTGGGATAATGCTATAATTAATTGTAAAGTTGCAGAAGAAAAAAGCATATATATCAGTGCAGAAGGAATAGTGCAGCCTTGTTGTTGGACAGCGGGCCAAATGTATGTTTGGTATCATACTCCTAAAAGTACGCAAATATGGAACTTAATAGAAAAGGTTGGAAAAGATAATTTAAATGCTATTAAAAATAGTTTAGATGATATTGTAGAAGGACTTTATTTTCAAGATTTTATTCCAAACAGTTGGAATAAAACAAGTTGTTCGGATGGTAAATTGGCAGTTTGTGCTAAGATTTGTGGTACTAAATACGATGCATTTAAAGCACAATTTACATAAAAATGGATTCAAAAATAATAAAAATATACAGAGAGAGGACTACTAAACACGATCCTATATTTGGTAATGTAAATATTCAAAATCTCAGCGAGGATCAAAAGGATAAGAAAGATCTTAAGGGAAAATATTGCAATAAACCTTTTACTTCAATAGAAGTAGATCCAAATGGTTCTGTTCATACCTGTTGTGTAGCACATATGCCCTATCCAGTAGGAAATATATTCTATGAAAATTTGAAAGATATTTGGATAAATGATAAAATTAGACTGATTAGAGAAAGTATATTAAATGGATCATACAATTATTGTATGCATACAATATGTCCTATGATTGTAAATGATGTTTTAACTGATGTTAAAGAAACAGATATAAAAACACATTTGCCTATACCTATAGAAATAGCTATTAACTTAGATACAAGTTGTAACTTGAGTTGTCCAAGTTGTAGAAGTCACAAAATAGATTTTAATAGTGATGAGGAAATGCAAAAAAAGTTTGATGCAGGAATAGAATCTATAGTTAATTTTATATTCAGTGTTCCCAGAAATGAAAATATTATTATTAAAACTAATGGAGCTGGAGATGCTTTTTATAGTAAATCTACAAGAGAGTTTTTATTAAATTTTGATCCTACCCCTTGGCCAAATTTACAATTGGAGATTGTAACACACGGGGTTTTGTTTACTGAAAAGTATTGGAATAAAATGTCTAAATGGCATAATAAAATAAAAAATATATGTATTACAGTAGACGCAGCAACAAAGGAAACATACGATAAATTACGCCCAGGTGGTGATTGGGACATATTATTAGCTAATTTATTAATGCTTACAAGTAAAATTAAGGAAAATAATTCTGATACACTTATGATACTGTATTTTATTGTGCAAAAGGGTAATTACAATGAAATGGTTAATTTTATAGATTTATTCAATAGTATATTTTATGATATTCCAGAAAAAAATGTAAAATTATGTTTTAATTTAATTATGGATTGGGGAAGTTTTGACAATTTTGATGAACATGCAGTATGGAAACCTACTCATCCCGAGTTTGATCAGTTTAATAATTTAAGAGGATACATTAAAGATAAGGCTGATAAAGACAAGCACTGGGGAAGATTTATTGGTTTTGCTTTAGGAGATGCATTGTAATATGTCTAATACTTTTTGTGTTATACCGTGGGTACAAATGGCCTGTAAACCTATTGGGACTGCCAGAGTATGCTGCCTAATGACTAATAGTAAGGACAAAGATCAAGGAACTATAAGAGATAATGAGGGCAAGGCTTATAATTTTGGTACAGATAACTTTGACGAAATTAAAAATGGAAAAAAAGTAAGAGATATTCGTTTATCATTACTTAAAGGTGAACAACATAATGACTGTATAACTTGTTGGGTTAAAGAAAAAGCTGGAGCTCCAAGCAAACGTACTGTAAGTAATAAAATGTATGCAAATACATTTACAGAGGAAGTTGCACTTAAAGTAACTGATACAGAAGGATTTTCAACATGGGAACCAGGATATTGGGATTTACGATTTGGAAATTTATGTAATCTAAAGTGCGTAATGTGTCATCCAGCAAGCAGTAGTCAATGGTATGAAGATTATGTTTTATTAAACAATACCACTAAATTCACAGATAGTGGAATAAAAATAGAACTAAAAAATATCAATGATAGATATAAGGATAATGGTGAATATTCTTGGTGGAATAATAAAGATTTTTGGATAAAACTTGAAAGTAAAATACCATTTTTAGAACAAGTATATTTAGTAGGCGGTGAACCTATGCTTATAGAGCCGCATTATGATTTCTTAGAGAAAATTATACAAAGTGGTAGAGCTAATAAAGTTACTCTTGAGTATGACACTAATCTTACAGCAGTACATAATAGAGCAATTGATTTATGGAAACATTTTAAAAAGGTATGGTTAAGAGTAAGTTTAGATGATTATGGGGATCAATTTAATTATGTTAGATTTCCTGCTAAATGGTCTAAAGTATCTGAAAATTTACATAAGTTACAAAATCTTAATTTGAATTTAAAATTAGATTTCACTGTAACTTGGCAAATATTAACTGCCTTTACTACAGTTAATTTATTAAATTATCTAACTGATTATACTAAGTCTTCTACCGGCATTAGGATTTTAAGCAATCCTGATTATTTTGATGTTGCTATATTGCCTAATGAAGCTAAACAAGAGCTTATTAAACTTTACATAGATTTTGATAGTAAAAAATCTGGAATACAAGTTAATCATTTGATTAATTATCTTAATTCTAATAAAAATAGTGATCAAATATTAATAG